CTAGCACCAAATAATGTACATAGAGTTAATCCGGTGATGCGCGGATCGCCCGCGCTGGTCGGCCACAATGGCCAGCTCTTTCGTCTCCTGGAACTGCTCTTCAAGCTTTTTCACAGTGTCCAGCGCCTGCTTAGACTGCTCCTCGAGCCGTCCCATTCTTTCAAGAACTTCTGCCTGAAAATCATGTTCGCCCATAACTCACCTCTTTCGCTTTCTAACCAGTACAAGGTTGTTCAGTATACTCTTCCTGAGCTCGTAGCTATCGCAGTGTGACAATAGTCCGAAATAGCTTGTTAGTGAAGCGGCGACGGTCTGTATGTCGACTTCTCCGCGAGCGTAGGCTCTTTTTAGCCACCGAAGGCGGTGCTTCATCTTGAGCGCGCTCTTTTTCCTGAGTCGGATATGGTCGCGCCAGATCCGGTATCCGCAGAAGTCAACGCCCTGCACCTCGGATCGGATACAAGTCTTTGCGTTGAGCTTGAGTCGTAGCCTCTCGCGCATAAAATCGTCCATCGCGAGCCAGACTTCCCGAAGCCTCGCGCGGTCGTTGCTCACGACGATAACATCGTCCATATACCGGATGTAGTACTTGCACTTCAAGATGCGTTTCGCATATTGGTCTGCTTCGTTGAGGTATAGGTTCGCGAACATCTGCGAAGAAAGGTTCCCGATAGGCATTCCGACGCTGGAAAGCCGCTCGCCCGTGAAGTCGTAATCATCGGTCGCGATGCCGAAATCGTGGTCGCTATAGATAATCTCATGTAGTAACCAAAGTAGCCCGCGGTCTTTCACGATGCGCTCCAAGATTCCCATGAGTACATCGTGGTCGATACGGTAAAAGTACTTGCTGACGTCCATTTTCAGAATGTAGGCTGTGCCGGTCTGTAGTCGTAAATATTCTTTGAGCTTCGCAACCGCGCGATGCGCGCCGCCGCCGATCCTGCATCCGTAGGAAGTTGATAAATACCTCCGGTCGAGAATCGGATTGAGCTGCCGGTAAATCGCCCATTGTACAACACGGTCGCGAAACGGCAACGCCATGATTAGTCTGCGTTTCGGATCCCGCACGTAAAATTCGTGATACTTCCCTACGCGGTATTCTCGCCAAATCAGCTCATTCTGAATCTCGATAAGATTTTCCTCAAGGCTCTGCGCGAATTGCATGACTTCCTGCCTGTATCGCTTGCATTTCCTCGCCTCCCTGTATGCGTAATATAGATTTTCAAAGTCGTAAATAGCTGGATAAATATTCCCAATTCGTTTCAAGCAAAATCCCTACTAACCTACCCGCGCCCTTCCAGCCTGCGCCTTCCTGCGTGCGCCGTACTAACCGCGGGTATCCGTTTTTGTTTTTTGCGCCATTGCTGGTGCATGGAGAATGGCCCCTTTATTTCTTCGTGTACTGTGCGTAGCCCCGTAGGGCTGCGCCTTCTGACGTTCGAAGTAAAGCGGAGCGGAACCCGATGTTGCCGTTCGCGTTCGACCGACGGTTATTGACGTTCAGCGCGAAAACTCCCGCGTTCGAACCGTTGTTCCAATTGCCGCCAGCGATCGGGAGCCGAATATACGGCCATCCCCCAGAGGTGATTAGCGCTTCTCCGCTGCTTTTATCCAGCCGCCAAGCATCTTGCCGATTTCCTCGATGTAAGCGCAAAGCCTCTCGTATCTCTTGATACTCATATAGCGGCGCTCGAATCCCATCCGGATAAAGTGCTTGAGGACGAATAACTCTACATCCGCGTCATGGAGCGTTGTCTTCTTGTAATACTTCTTTGCCGCTGCAATAATCAGCCGGTAGAACCGCATGAAGCTGTCCTTTGTATCCGCGCCGAGCGCGAACTTCTCCGACTTCGGATATTGCACGACCGCGTCATAAAGCTCGTCCATAAAGTCCGCGGATTTCGTCAAAATGGTCAGCTTGTCGATGGTTGTTCATCCTCTCTGAAGTAAGGGCACGGGCTATCGCCCGCGCCTGCAAAACACAAGTGACAAGGTTCAAATCGCAATGTAAGCGGAGCGGAACCCGACGCTGCCGCGCGCGTGCGACCGACGGTCAGAGACGCTCAGCGCGAAAACTCCCGCGCGCGAACCGTAGTACCAATCGCCGCCAGCGAGCGGGAGCCGTTCGCCGTAATTGCGTACCCAAGAATAGTCGTCGACATCGGTCCACGTAGAAGGAAGCGCAATGCCGAGCTGGTAAACGCTCTTCGGAATCGTGAAGCCGGAAGCCGCAGCGACCTCGGTGATTTTACTGCTGTTCTCCGCGTAATATTCTTCGGTCGAACTTCCGGTGTACTGCTTATTCGTAATGGTTGCCGCGAGATTATACTTACCAATATCGTTGGTTTCCTTGTTCGCGTTGCCCGCAACAGTAGAGTTGTAGCAAGTCCCGAGGTCGACAAATCCGGTCAAGTTTTTATAGGCATTTTGGTTGTCAAAATTATTCATAACTACGCCATCTTCACCGACCGCATACAGCTTGCCGTCAACCGTCTTGTAACCGTCGTTCCACTCCCAAACATTGCCACAAAGGTCAGAAATGCCATATGGCGTGTTGTCGTGGTTCCAGCTCTGCGGGCCACTGCCCGTGAGTGTCCTGCTGTCGCTGCCAATGACGCCGTGTTCGTGCGCCGCGTCGTGAGCTTTGCCGTAATTCGTGTTGCCGCGTGGCATAAAGCCGTTCTTATGGCACCACTGCTCGATGGCTGCCCATTCAAGACGACTCATCAGATGCCATCCTCGGCCCTTCGCTTCGCAAGCGGCTTTCGATGCGTCAAAGTTAATCCAGTTCGCAGGATCTTCGTGCGCAAGAGAGTACGCGCGACCGCTGACTACGATGTTCTGATATTTAGAAATCATAATTTCTGGAACTTCTTTACCGTGGACAATAAAAGCCGGGTGCGTGCCCGTGCCGAGCGTGCCGGACGGGTCAACATCTTCTAGGTTGAATTTCGGAATAACAACCATGACGGACGGGTTGCCCGCGTTGTCGTATACAAGTGTGTTCTTGCCGCCGCTCGCGTGTTCAATGGCTTTGCGGTCTTTGTCAATGATGAAACTTTCCATTTTGATTATTCCCCTTTCGTATCTGCCGTGGTTTCTGCTGCCGTGGTTTCTGCTGCCGTGGCCGTGGTTGCGCTTTCCGTTGTCGTGTTGGCTGCCGCGCTCTCTGACTCGATGGCGACCTGCATAGGCCAAAGCGTGAATTGAATATTGTCTATGTCAATCGGAACGCGCTCCGGCTTGTACTGCTCATCGCCGTCTTTGTTCTTCTCGCCCGTGTCGACCATCTGCATCTGATACGGAGGAATCTCCGCCATAAGCAAGATGTACGGGAGATAAGAATTGAAGCCGACGCTTAAGGTTCCCGAATAGTCCTGCATGATGTAGACGGTCTGCGCCATATCTGACTGAATTTCTTGCAGATCGGCGTGGACCGTATTCTCTCCCTGCCCTGCGTACAGCGTCGTGCCGTCGACCTTAAACGGCACGTACTCTGCTTTTCCCCACTTCTTGGGGATTCTCTTAATCAGCATATTCTCTGCCTCCTCTTATGCTTATGCGTTCGGCTGCGTCAGCGTCCAGCGCACGACGATGTTATCCGCGACGCCGTGGCTCTTAATCGTAAAGCCGTTCGGACTCTTGCCCGTAACTTCAAGCACCGTATCGCGGTTGTAAGCCGTACTTTCGATATTGAGTGCGACCGAGTAATCGCTTCCGATTGCCGCGTATGGCAGCGTGACCGCGGTCGCGGGAATCGTTCCGTAATAATTGCTGTAGTGCGACTCGACGCGCCGAATGTCGGTGAATTTCGCGTTGTTGAGATTTGCCGCGGTGTCCCCGGCCGGAATCGTGATGCGGTAAAGTCCAAGCTTGCCGTCTGGCACGCTGTCTGCAACCTTGACTTTATACTTGTCTCCGTCGTTGTCGACGTAGGCATAATAGTTGGCCGCCGCGCTACCACTGTTCACTGGCACTGTCGCTACGCTGTTCTGCGTGTCGTAGATGGAGACGAGCATTCCGTCTACATACATGAGCGAATAATTTGCCGCGCTATACGTGCCAGTCCGCGTAATCTTGACGTTTCGCGTGCCGTCGATAGCGTTGATAATGCCGCCTGCGACAACGAATTTATTGTAAATCGTCGCCGTGCCCTGCTGAATGCGCTGCGTTTTCCAGTTCGTCAGCTCCGCGGCCTGTTGATGGACGGCCTGAAAAAGCTCTTTAAGTACGGCCTGGTCGCTCTCGCGGTTCGCGCTCTGCTCGTAGGCCGAGGCAATCGGATAAAGTGGCGATACATCCTGCACGGCGATGACGTCATGATACAGCCCAGACGGGATGACCGTACCCGAGCTGTAGGCCGGCGCTCCCTCTTTATTGTTCGTCGCATTATACGCCGTCTGGTTGCGGCGATGGACGCGGAAAAGTGGCAACGCATAGACGTAGCCATCAACGCACTTGAGTGCCGTGCACGCGGTGCTAGAGCCGTCACCCGCACGATACAGGCCGTTGCCGACGCTGCCGAAAGTGTAGTTCGTGTCACTCTGTGCTCCGGCCCGCGCTTTCACGCGGTCACCATTGTCGACGCCTTTAGGGTAGGTCGTGAAATTCACGTCCGTGACGGTGCGGAAGTTCCAGCGTAGCTGGATGCGTCGCGTCGTCTCAGCGCCGGCCACGTTGTCCTGCAAATCGTTGGCAAGCGTCCCAGACGCGATGCCGCCATAGCGGTAAACGTTCTCGTCATCATCCTCGGGACTGCCGGACGGTGCGACTTCTTCAAACCAACACTCTACGAATGCAAGGTCCTCGCGGCTGCCACTGTTCGGCGCGGCTGGAAAAACAATGTCCGATGCAGCATCGTTCCGATTGCTTCCTGACAATGTTAGTAGCCAGCCATTGACGCACGCCATTGCGCCGGAAATCCTCAACGTATTTTTCTTGTCCGTAATACCCGCATGGACGTCCATGCTAATAATGCCTGAAGACATGATTGTCCGCAGGATGTCGGCTCTTAACTTATTTTGAATCTGTTGCATCAGGTTTAATTCGGAATCCAGTATCGGCTTCGCTTGCTGAAAGGCCACTAAACCGAAGTTCCGATTATTGGGGCTCAAGACTCTGGAAAGGCCGGTCGACACGGTTGGTCCATTTTCCCAAAGCTCACGAGCTGTCGTATCGCCCTGAAATTTTACTATCTCTTCACTCATGTTCATTATCCTTTCTGAATTTTAATGTATCCCATCAATGCATGACTATTTAAAATCACCCCCTTTGTTGGCGAAAAGCGCTTGATAATTTTCCCCGGGATTGTTGTTTCAACTGCTCTTTTTTTTGTTGTATGATCCGTCATATTTAGCAGTGTGGCTCCAGGCTTCTGTATAATATTTTTATAGATTGGCGTATGGACTGTCCGACGTATGGTGGTGGTCGGGCTATTATTAGTCAACCGCCTCCCGTTGGTGAGCGCGCCGACGAGGGTTTTCATTGTCGTATGTGTTATTTTTACTTCGCTTTTTTCATGTTTTTGTACTTGCCCACCGTTTAAGCGGATATCTTTTTTTCCGTTCATCGTATCGGCTTTGAAGGTTTTCCATCTGTGTGTTATATGCAGTGCCTGGTCTTTGGAGCTAATTTGAACGGCTCCATTGTTTGTGGTTCCCTGTGTAAACTGCTTTTCTATGACCTCCTTGTCGTATCCGATGTCGATTTTCTTTATTTGAGTAATTCCAACATTGTTTAGGGAGTATCCTCCGATGTTAAATGTTTTTTTCTTTTTCTGAACTGTTTGGGTAGTATCCCACTGCTTTTTATATGATTGGCTATCGTTCAAAACTATGCGTCTAAATTTTCCATTTATCTTTTTCCCTGAAAATATAGTTTCGTGGTGTTTGATTCGGGCTACGTTACTTTCTATTTTTTCTATCGTGCCGCACGATTTGTTTAGCCCTGTTTTAAAAACAATTTCCGTTATCCATGTTGTTTTGTGCGTCTCTGGAATGTATGAATCATCTCGTTTGCAACCATTTAGTTTAAACGGATTGCTGGCAAATAAAACGATATAATCTAGCCAAGAACGGACATTTTTTACGCTGTTTGCGATGTTGATTATTTCATCCTTCTTGAGTCCAATGGTTTTAATATCGTCAAGACTGCCTTTCAATCGAAATGTGTATGGTTTTCCATTGTATTCATACCATTCTTCGACCATGCATTTCGCAACAAGCTCATTTACGGCATCTTGAACAACAGCTTTCGTTCCTTTTTTTCTATGCCATGTTAGTGATTTCCTGATAGTGCCCCTTTTGGTCTTCTCTGGCCAACTAACATCAAAATTTTCCAAGTGCCATTGCCAAGCCATAACATTCAATATGTTGTCTGTTAACTGGTCAATATTTGATATCAATACGCCATTTGGCAGCTTACTGATACTATACTGATTCATAGCATCTATAGTTTTTGCGGCGGCCACAATGTTCTTATCGTCGCATAGGTTTGGTGGCAGGATGTCGAGCATACTTATGCTGGGTAAGTTTTTACTCATCTTCTAGTCCTCCGTACAATACATTCGTGGTCGATGCAATGGCCACTTGATGGTTGCTTACGACGGTATCAGAAGTCGGTGACATTATTTCTACCCGCTTTGCGCCCGCCGCTTTAATGCGATAGTAAAGCTCGGTTCTGTTGATGTCTCGTCCTAATTTACTTTTTTGCCATATAACATAGTCCTTGACCGCTTGCTCTACTTTTTGCTTTATGGCTAATTGATTAGCTTTATCTGTGTTGCTAATGTAGTATGTGAGATTAATCATATAAGATAATGTCGTCGGCTTGCTTACGGTGACATAGTCAGTCAAAGGCCGTACATCATCTGCATTGATTTTTTCTTTTATAAGCGCCAGTGTTTCGTCTCCTGGCAACTCTCCATTATTCAGTAAGGGGTAAACGGTAACTTTTCCGGGGCTTGGGCTTTCTACTGCTACATCGGCAACGTTAGAAGATGCCTGTTTAGCGTAATAAGCATATGCTCCCGCGGGCCCTGCCGTGGAAAATTTCTCCGGAGCCTCGTGGATCCGTTCCCGGTAGTCTTCATCGCTCTCACGTTCTGCCCCGCCTTCTGTCATGGTGATGTTGGTGATTTCCGCCACATAAGGGACATTGTCTAAGATATTTTTTACGGCATTGATGTCGTACCCGTTGCCAACGCTCCCTTTCTGTTGGCAAAGAGCTCGTCCTGTCGCTGTTTGGCTTCCAATGGGTACGTCGATGTCTTTTTCGACGAAGAATACGACATTGTCGTCCGTCGCGACTCGGGTTCCGGCCGGAACGATGACGGTATGGTTCTGTGTAGCTGATAGCGTCACCTGGATAGTCGTTGTGGCTGCCGTTGCTTCAATGCGTTCGCATCCGATAAAATTTCCTATATGGTCCATGGCGTCGCCTTCAGTGTAAGCCAGCAGGTTCATCTTGAAGGCATGATTAAACGCGACTCTTTGCTGTATGATGATAAGTGCCAAGGAGTTGAGGAATAACCGCAGCGGGTCCGCCCTGGCCAATTTTCTTCCTAAAATTCCTTCTGTAATGGTGATGATGCTATTTTTAATTGTCTCTGTATCTGTGTCTAAGAATTCGACATCTGGTAAATCTTGTAGTCGCATATAGTCGCCCCCTATTCGGTAATTTTCACGCTGACGACAGCGCTGATAGTTCCTTCAGCGGCATCCCCTTTAAAGGCCACTTTGGTTACAGATGCCCTGGGTTCGTATTGATGTATGGCCGCTATGATTTCGCTACTGATTCGTGCCTGGGCTACGGCAATCGGGGCATCCAACATACTGGCATCAATGCCAAGTTCCCGGTCCAGGGGGACCGTATATTTTGGCGTCGTCAAAATGGTTTGTACGTTTTGAACGATTTCGGCCGCCATGGATGAAGGCGCGAAGTCAACATGATCCAGTTCCATTTCCAGCACTACATTCACGACTCTTCATCTCCTTCCATTGCCAAATCATAGTCTCCCCCTAAGACGATCATATCGCCTACATATTCTTTCAAGGTTACCTGTAACGTCGATGTCAGTATATTCCCGTTGTTGTCCCATTCCTGGGTTTCTTCTCCGATGCTTTCGATAATCCAGTTATTTTCCCCTATCGGCTCATTACCGATGACGAGCGGCATGGATGTGCCTTCTTCGCATAGCTGGCGCAGTTTCGCCGCTTCGTTCGCCGGGTTCACTCCCAGGAAGACGCTGAGCCGCATGGTGAATGTAATGGTTTGCAAATCGGTTCCCAGGAATTCCAGTACAGGCCGCCCGCCCATTACGTTATGTGTAGCATACCTTCCCTTGGCTTCCCGCTTCCAGTCCGAAAAAGTCCTCACTTCTGAGCTGGAAACAGTGAAGACAACAGGCCCCAGACATCCGATAGGGATGCTCAGGCCCCAGGATGACAATTTCCCGCGTAATATGCTGATAGCATTTTGTTCCATCCGTTGAGCAGCCGTTTGTAGCCGCGCCCGGATTACGTTTGATAGAAATGACATGACTATCCTCCAATGAAAACATTCGAGCTCCCTGTCGTGTGCCGCCCTCCTTTTCCACATGTTTCGCAGGTCGTCGCATCGCCAATACGAACGGCGCCCTTTCCATTTACAAAGACGGTAGCAGATGCCCCCGTACTTTGAAACGTGCCGCTATGCGGGCAGTTGCACGGCCCCGTATCCCCCAAACGATGTGCTCCCAGTCCATTGATGATTACATCGGCTGAAACTATCCCATTGCTCCCGTTCCGAGTATGAGGACAACAGCCTTTCCCCAGGTCACAGGTTCCGGTTTCACTGTCTCCTTTTCTGGCCGCTGCTGGCATTGTCATCGCCTCCTAATTCAGATTAATAGTAGCTCCCGTAATGTTGATGTCGCCGACGCAGTGGATATTCAGGGTGTGTGATTTTCGGTCGTACTCAATATAGCTTCCGTCCCCATAGTCGATGCGTCGCACCTTGTCATCTGCAATTTGTGGGCTATCCTTCTGGCTGAAATAACTTCCCAGGATCCACCCGACCGTCTTGTTTTTATCATTCGGAAGATTGAGGCAAAGCACGTCTTCACCAACGTCTGGCATCCAGTAATCTTTGACAACCTTGCTGCCTCGATTCAAAATAGCCAGTTCGCAGGATACCATGCCGCTCTGATCCTCAAAGTACACGCGGGCTGTATTCTGTTCCGGATTGAGGGATGATACTTTTCCGACCCGAAACATGTTCTTCAGCACATTGGCTATGGCTTTAGTATCCATATAAGCACCTCCGCAAGTCACATTGTACGGTGTAGCCGTTACCCAAGTTATGGCTGGCTTTCGTGATGACGTACTTGCCGTTGAATTTCCCGAAGCCGTCCAGCATGACGGTATTGCCAGCCAGCATATAGAAATTTCCGGCCATCGTTACCGTTGCCTGTACTTCTTCCCGGTTCTTTTCCCGTAGTTTTTTCTTGGCCAGCTTCTCGGCCTCGGCAACATCGGCGACTTCTTCGTTTACCTCCAGTGTCATACCAGGCAGGTTTTCCCGCTCCGGCACGGTATAGGTAAATTCGATAAGTTCGCCGCTTTTACTGTTCTTATACTTCACATGACAGGATTTATAAACTTCGTGAATCGTGGCTTTGATGGAATAGGATTCCAGTGAGTCATGCCCCTTGAATATAGTCATGACTGGGTCTTGGTCTTCATACTTTTGCTCGTCAAAGATGATGATTTTTTCATCGGATACCTTCAGGCATAATCCCGCATCCTGGCATAGCTTATATAAAAAGCTCAGATCTGTTTGAGCCGTTTCTTCAGCTCTATCCAGTACGGGGTCCTCCGATGTATCATAAAAGAGCTGTAGTCCAGCCCGATCTGCAATGTCCTGGGCAATGGCCGACAGCTTCGTTTTTTCCCATGCCTGGGAATGTTCTACGCTTCGGATTTCTGCGTTGTTCGGGATAGATACGCCCTTAATTTTCACTTCTTCTGGTGGGCCGCTGCATTCGATTTCATCAATCTCAAACTTTCCTATGGGAAGACTCTGAAGGTCTTCCCCATTTACCCAATGGGACGTAATCAATACGATATCGAGCATGGCCCCGCGTTCTGGCAGCCATCCGTCTTTCCAAAACTCTGAACGGTCTTCCAGGGTAATGTTCAAGCTGTCTGCTTCTCCATCCATGACATCATCGACGGTCACGCTTTTAGCGTACTTATCAATTTGTAGCGAAATGTTTTCGTGATTGTAGAGCACGATGACCTTTGCCATCCGAGCCTGTGACGTCGTCAGTTGGGGAAATAATTTTTTAGCATATGTTTCCCATAAATTCATTACATCACCTCTTCCATGGCGGCAGGGCTGACGGTGTCTCCAACTCAATATCAGGGACATTCAATATCGTTCCGGCTCCAAAAACTACAACATCCGCATAAGCGGTGTTATTGTTAATAAGGGTATCCGTGTACTTGCAATCTCCATACACGCGGTATGAAATGAGGTCCCATGTATCTCCGCTGATAGTTCTGTACCTAGTAGCCAAAACTTACTCGCCTCCGTTCGTGTCGATAGGATTCCAGCTGCTCCGCAAAGCTCTGCCTTGCTTGTTGTGCTGCTTCTTTTACAGCACTTTCAACGCGTTTAGGCTGTGTTTCTCCATAGAAGTTCATGTTGAATACCATATTGGGCGCAGTCGGCGCCTGGTCTTCTTGCTGGATAGTGATGCCCGGCGTTCTTTGAATTCGCGGGCGAACGGTTGCAGGTATAGTCCGATTCGGACCTTTCTGGCCAGACCTTTCCGGTTCTATTTCATCGGTATTAAACCCTAATGCCATCCCAGCCCTCTTCCAAAGTCCAATGGCCCTGGGTGATCCGTCCAAAGGAATGGCTGCTTCATCGCTGTCTTCCGCAAACCAAGTCAGGAAGGCACCACGGCTGTAAATGCCGCCGCGCGCATTTTCTGCTGGTTCATCGCCGCCCCCTGAGTCGGTTACGGTGCGTACACCGACGGTAATGCCTTCTGAAAACTGTGCTTTGATGCTTTTCCAAGCTCCAGAAAGCGTTTCGCTGATAGCGCCAGGAATCTGTTTAATCCAGTTCACTACAGCGTCATAGGCTTCGCTAGCCCATTGTCCTGCTGCCGAAACAAAAGCCGCGCCGGCTTCTGCGCAATATTCCGGTAACTGTACGAGGAAGTTGTACACACCTTGGACGAGATTGCTCATCCACGATACAGCTGTTTCGTAAGCTTCGCTTAGCCAAGCAGATGCTGCGGCAATGAAGGCGGAACCAGCGGCCATGCACCGTCCTGGTAATTCCATTAAGAAGGTAGCCGCGCCTTCAATCATATTGCCTATCCACGACACGACGCTGCTATAAGCTGCGCTGAGCCAGCTGGCGGCTGCGGCAATGAAAGCAGAGCCGGCGGCTAAGCAGATGGACGGCAGGCGTCTCAGCCATTGTCCGGCTGCTGTAACCATACTAGCAATTTTTCCTGGCAGGGCCCTTAAAACGCCTACGATGAATCCAATAGCAAAGGCTATCCGTCCTGGCAGGCTTGTGTAAAAATTGACGTAAAATCCAACGACTTTCATAAGGCCATTTTTAATTCCCGCCCCGGCCGCAGAAACACCATTTTTTAAACTGGCCCAGGCAGAACTGGCGCCGGCTTTGATTTTTCCCCAAGCGCTGCTAACCGACCCGGTCAAGCTATTCCAGGCTCCGGCAGCGCCGGTAGAAATAGATTTCCAGGCATTGGCTGCGCCTTCCCTTACTTTATCGAAGTTCTTGTATAGCAAGTACAACGCCGCAATGACGGCCACAATGCCGATGATGACCAGTCCTGCCGGGTTGGCCATCATAGCCGCTCCCAGTCGGAGCATAGCACCGCCTACGGTGGTAGCCATGCGCATGGCAATCGGCCCGATTTTCGCCATAGCCTGACCGATTTTGGCGAATTTTTCGGCGAGTTGCATCGTTTTGATGAATTCATACTGTGCCTTTAACAGCTTAAATGCTGAGCTTAGGAAGTTGGATATTTTGACATAGGCAAATAGCCCAACAGCTGCGCCGGCAATTCCCATCATGCCTTCAATAACGCCGGGATGGGCGGCGGCTACTTTTGACAGGCCACCAGCCCACGCAGCCAATGTGTCAGCCCCTTTGGCGATGGTTGGCAGGAATATATTACCTACGCTGATAGATAATGACTCGACGGCCGATTTCAGCCGTATAGCCGCGCCTTTGGCATTATCATTCATAGTTTCAGCCATCTGCGCAGCGGCCCCGTCTGAATGTTCCATGGCGTCTACCAGACTATTAAAGGTATCCGGCCCGGCTTACAGCACAGCCAGCCACCCGGTGGCCGCTTCCTTACCAAAAATGGCGCCCAGCGTAGCCAGCTTTTCTTCCTTGCTCAAGTTCTGGGTTTTATCCCTTAATTCACTCAGGATAGCAGACATCTTGCGAGGCCCATTCTGATCGCTCATTTGAATTCCCAGCGATTCCATGGCCATAGCCGCTTCTTTCTGCTCTGCCGTGATATCTTCCATGGACAACCCCAGTTCTTCCATGGCTTTTCGGGCCATTTTCGGCGGCCCTGCTAAGCGGATAAACCCAGACCGCAGGGCCGTACCGGCCTGGCTGGCCTTGATGCCTGAGTTTGCCATGATGCCGGCCATGGCCGCCGTTTCTTCCATGGATGCCCCGAAAGCGTGAGCGACCGGAGCGGCGTATTTCATCGTTTCGCCCAGCATTTCGATACTGGTATTCGTTTTATTGGCCGCTACGGCAAAGACGTCTGCCATATGACCTGCATCTTCTGCCGATAGCCCAAAGGCTGTCAGATCGTCCGAAATGATATCCGCTGTACGGGCTAAATCAGTACCTCCGGCGGCGGCTAGGTTGAGTAATGCTGGCATCCCGGCCATGATTTGCTCCGTGTTCCAACCTGCCATCCCTAAATAGCTCATCGCGTCGGCGGCCTGGGTAGCTGAAAACTGGGTCTGCTCGCCTAATTCGCGGGCCTGGTTCGTTAGCTGCTGTATTTCTTGGTCGCTGGAGCTGGTAATGGCCTTGACCTTGGACATGGCAGCTTCAAAGTTTGCCGCTGTTTGAATCATGCTGACAATTGGGGCACTCATCATGGTAACCGTTGCGGCACCGCTCATCAGTCCGCTGCTGGCGGCACTGAAATTGGCCATTGCACTGTTTCTGGCCATCAATACTTGTTGCAGTTTAGCTTGTGCCGCCCTCGTTTTATCCATTTCCTGCTGCAAACGCTGCAAGTGCGTGCGATATTCTTCCGCACTCATCCCGGCGGTCTTCATAGCCTGGCCGATACGCCGGGTATTAGCCTGGTATTGTGTCGCAGTGATTTTTCCTTGGTCGAATTGGTTTTTCAGGCTTACCAGTTGTCGTTCATATGTTTTCACAGAGGCGGCGCTAGCTTTCCAGGCCCGGTCCAGCTGCTTCTGCTGAGCACTGATGCTTTTTGCCGTATTTCCTAATTGTTTCATTTGATTCGTGGCGCCAGTTGTTGCGCCGCGAAAGCCTGCGCCCAGTGTTGCACTGATAGCAAAGGCGATTTCAAAAACATGTCCCATGGCCATACCGTTTCTCCCTCCTTTCTGATATAATGAAATTAACAAAGGATGTGATTGTTATGCTGCTTACTGCACTGTATGTAACGATTGCACTATTCGTATTTATGTTTTTTGTAAACATCGGAGTGCGTCTTTTAAAACTTGTATTCCGTCTCCTGTATTACCTCGTGAACCGCTTTATACTGGATAATAAATAAGGCCCCATAAAGGGGTCTTATTTATTTCGTTCATGCTCTTGAATGAGTTCCAGCCAGCGCTTTATGCTGTATACGCTTTGTCCCATCCAAAAGTCCAGTCTGTCGTACTCTACGAGTTCGACGGCGATTCTTGCATATTGGTCGGCTGGTCCCCATTTGCGGCAGCCTGGACGTCGGCGGCCAAATTCGCGAATAAAAAATTCATTACCTTTGTCGTGATGACGGCGTATTCACGAATACCCAAGTTCTTGATATCCGTAATAGATACGCCCAGTGCTTTAGCAGCAAGACGAGCCTGGAACCCTTTGCTGAAGCTAATGTCCGGCGTCATATTCCCGGCCGTGCGTTCCGCGTTTTCTGCTTGCTCGAAATCATATCCGGTCAAGGCTTCCAGTCCGGCCTGTAAATTTGTCGTATCCATGAGTACCTCCTATAATCCCAATGCTGCGCGGACGGGCGCGAAGTAATCTACGCCGTCGACTTCGAAAATATAATTCAGCTTGTCAATTTCAATTCTCTTCTTGTCGTTGATTTTTTCCTGGAAGTACAGCACGCTCATCTGATTCGTCGAATCAGTCTGGCTTGCCGGATCCAGCTTGCCGACGTCCATTTCTTTCGGCAGTGCCCGCACGTTAATCCGAATCGAATCTGTTACAAGTTCTCCTGTCGCCGCATCATAATGCTGATTGGCGCCGCGGAAAACTAAATCGTGTGCCCTAGGTGCGAAAAGTTCTGCGACGTCAGTGTTGATGGTCCGCCATTTGATAGTCAAATCCATATCACTGGTCATGCCCAGCGTCGGCATGTCGATATCACCGCCAATGCCGGCACCTTTCATTGTGTTGGTCAGGTACTTGATTTTAGGCAGCGTAATATCTGCCATGCCCAGTTTACGCTTGCCGCCTAAAAAGACTTCATAGTTGATTAATTTATCGCGCTGTTCATTAATCGGCATCTCAGTTCACCTTCCTTATTCAAATAAAGTGTCCATATAAGACGGGTCGTATTCCTGGATGAAATCGATTTCCCGCGCCGGCGACGGCGGCGTGATATATACATGGAAATGCAGTTTTCCGTCTTCCAGATCCGTCGTCGTGTTTTCGTCACTGCGGAACTCCACACGTCCGCCCAGCAAACATTCGCTGGCCGTCAGACCATTCAGCCAAATATTGGCGCTGTCTACGACTGTCGCGATGAGCCGCTTGTTGGCAGGATTGTCGATTTTGCTCCAGAAGGACGTAACCAGGGTGTTTCCGACCCAGTTAAACATGCGTCGATTGGTCAGCATCGCGTCTTTCGGGTCTGTATTCGACGGATAGGCAGCTGTCCGGTTGCCCCACAACTTCCAGCCGCCGATAAAATTCAGCGCCGTAATAACGCCTTGTCCATTTAAATAGCCGGCACTGCCGACATTCAGATAAACGTCTGTTCCGTCGGCCAGGCAGGCCCCGTCAGCTTGCAGTGAATGATTGGACGGCGAATAGTAAGGAATATCCTTATTTTCCGAATCTACCTGATTCATGAGGCTGGCCATCTGGGTAGATAGATGGTACAATTTACCACCATTCTTAACTCTCGGCCAGCAGACAATTTCTGTCGTGTCGGTAAAGTTATTCTTGTTTTTCCATTCAGATACATCGCTGTATTTCGTTACGCTGTCAGCTACGTCATGAATCGTGATGGCCTGAAATACAGTATCAATGTTTTTGGCCTTCGCTTTCATAACAGCTGCAACGGCGGCATTGTCCGACCAGCCCGGCGCAATGACGATACCCGGTACAATACCGAATCTCGGATAAACCTCATCTAACAGCTCTAACCCGCTGCTGGCACCCGTTTCCGTGCTGACGCCGCCAACAATGTCATCCGCCGTCACTGTGCTCGGATCCAAGGCCGTGTATGTGGCATAAACCGTATTGGTGCTGACCAGCTTCCCACCATCTAACGCAGTCAAAACGACTTCTTCGTCGTCATTATAGGCCGCTGTGTAATCAGTGCCTTTCACGGTATCTGCCTGGCCGCTGACCTGTGTCGATAACTGTAAGGTTTCCAGCAGGACAGCGTCGTTAATTTTAGCGCTACCGTCCGTCAATTTAACTTCTACACTCGTTTTTTGCTTGGTATGCTTCTTCGTGCTCAGGCAGTTCACCAGGACAATCGGTGCCATATTATACAGTGCAAAGTGTGTATAGATGGCTTCGCAGAGCGTATATTTCTTCCAGTCATCCGAGTAGCCCAAGGCGGCTACGGCATCTTTGTAGGTATAGCAGAGTACCGGTGTATTTTCCTGTGCCCGGTCCGATGCCAGGTGCACTGGCGCAGTGCCAAAAGCTACAATCAACCCCGCATCCGTTTCGGTCATAGGGATAAGTCCCGTCGCTTGCTCGGATGTAAAAATGCCATGTTTATAAGTCATGCTTTTCTCCTCTCTTTACTGCTTGGTAAGCCATGTAGATGGCCGTGCCTTTTCTTTGTTTCTCTTTTTCCGCTTCCCCGGCTTTGTCTACGCGGACAAACAGCTGCTCAATGCCAGGGTATTTTTCTTGAAGCTCCTGGACGCGTCGAAACGGCTTGCCGTCTCTATAGACGCGCCCGCTTTTCAATCCATCTTGGATCCGGTTGGGTCCAATATAGATATAAGATTTGATGCGTGTTTCCATTAATACTCCATTTCTTCCACAGGCTGGGCAATCGTGTAGACCAGTGTTCCGTAGCCGTACCAAAATGGATACGGCTGTCCTTCGATAGTCTCCCACTTGGTAGGCAGGCGCAGACGGAACCGATTCGCGATGGTCCGCTTCTTTAGCACAGATTGCCGAATGCGTTCCATGATATTCAGTGTATCCTGCCAGGCCCGCTTGTCTTCTCCATAGCAGCCAATAGTGAGTCCTACGGTCGCGTAGGATTCCGGCATTTCTTTGCTTTCGCCATCTTCTACTTTTTGCAGGCTGACGATAACCAAGGGGTAATACGTATCGCTGAGAAAATCTTCTTCGGAGATGTGCTGCTCATATACCGTTACCGTTTTGTCTGCCTGTCCTTCGGCCTGGAGCTTATAGTCTTTGACAGCGCTGCGGATGCATTTTGCCAATTCTTCAATCAGTAATACAGGTATCATTTTCTAAACCCCATAAGGAAGGCGTTGATTTCATGATCTAAATTTTCTGCCATTCTTTCTTGGGCCTTCCTTTCGATAAATTCGGCAACCGTCGGCGTCCCCAGCATTTGTGGTGTCGACGGCCCGGAAATCTTTTCAATCGGCAGGCTGGCATTGGAAGATCCGTGTCCAGCTCGCTGGAATACGCCTACATGGCCCGACTTCATACGGGCTACGAACGCATGGGCAATCGTTCCACCCTGGCCTTTTACGACTTCGGCGTACGTGTATACGCCTGTCGGCGGGCGATGTTTAGGCGGGTTCCCCGGATTGTGTCTGAAGTAAGCCAGATCATTTACGGGGCCCTTGGATACTAATGAGGCTATCAGCCCCCGGTACGTTACTTTCATGGTCCGCGTCACGTAGGATGGCTTGATAGTATAACGTTCTTTGACCTTCTGTACGGCGTCTTTTTTGGCGCCACGGATGGACTTTCGGATAGATGTCTGTAAGGCCTTTTCTGCGGCCCCTGGCATGCTTTCCAGCAGGGTTTCTGCCTTTTGTAAGGAATCGCTTACGTCAATTTCAAGCATCATGTCATCCCCATTCTATACGCACCGAGTTCGATGGTATACATGCCCATGTCGTCGACGCACGATATGACTTTGTAAAGCTTCCCATCGAACTTGAAGTTTTCGCCCTGTTTGGGTTCTCGTGGCAGGGAATCTTTCTTGACGGCCAGGCAGGTAAATTCTCCATGCAGGCCGCTATAGTTTCGGCTGGACAGCGTGGACCGCTTCCGTGTCGCATCATCAGATACGACACAGAGGCATTTTGTCCCGTTCAAATCGTGCCAGTCGGCAAACTCTTCTTCATTCAGGATCACTTGGTCGATATCTGCCGCCACCATATCTTTAAACATCAGCCAATTTTCACCAGTACTGTCGTGGCGGCATCGGCTTTGTCGGCAATGCAGAGGCCTGCCGGAACTCCGCCTTCTGCCGTCTTATTGATTACGTTGTCCGATTCGGACCAGTACACAGCATCGCCTGTCGTAATGGCCAACCCAGTCGCGGCCGGTAATTCATATACGCCGACCAGGCTGACAGCCCCTGTTTTGCCCGCTTCAATGGCTTCGGCGGCGACGCCAATGCAGGCGGCAAAAGGAACGACTTCCAAGTACCCGATGTTGCTTTTAGGCGTGTAATCAATCGTCTGTCCTTTTTGAATGTATTTTGCAGTTGCCATTTATTTATCCTTTCCGCTCGATTTGAGCAAACCACGGAAATCAATCAGATTAACCCCGAAATCGAGGTATACGCGCCATTTGATGCCCAGTGTATCGAACTGTACAGCGCTTTCTACGGTCGGCGTTTCTTTGCCATTCAGATACGTTACTTCGATGCTCGGAAGGATGCCAGGTGCTGCGGCCAAGTACCATTCAGCCGCATCGGTCAATTCTGGATCAGAAACAACGGTCAATCTGTTGGCAAAGGGGTTTGGTGTGGCATTGGACTTGGTCGGGTCAACGGCGGAGCTGACCAGCTGAGCCGCTGCAACTTCCAATTCCGGCGGCACAATCAAGTAGGCCGGCTGCACATTCAAGGCTTCTTCGCCTTTCAGGTTGGTCTGTCGTGCCATCAAGGCCTTGGCGGCGCCCAGGGAAGTGACCGAAATGCTGCCTTTCGTTAAGTTGTTATGTTCTTCGTCAAAGAGTGCCGCGCCTTCAATCCAGGGATTCTGCTTAAGCAGTGCATATACGCGCTTATTGATGCCTCGTTTCGCCGCCGCACCGTACTTGCTGGGAATCTGCGATAATGCCCCAAGATCGTCGTCGATGATGGCTTTACGGGTAATCGAGAAAGAGCGGCCGTACGTGCCAACTACTGTCACAACGGAGCCTTCCGACACTTCGGCATTCTTAAATTCGCCATTTTCCGTCATCGGTTCAAGCGTATCTGCTTCCGACAGACGATAGCGCGTTGCCTGTTTAAAATCCGAGTTCGACCCCGTGCTTGTCCAGTGCTGGAACGTCGTCGGCGCCGTGGCATAGGCCTGGGCAAGCGATTTATTGGCTACATTCGACAGGATTCCCGGAAAAGCGCCGGTCCCTGTCAGGGCTTCTCTGACTAACATCTCATCGTCCCATTTTCGGGTATCTACACCCTTTTCCCGTTCAAGGCATTCTGCTGCCAGGCGAAGCATCCGTTTACCCCGGAAGGCTTCGGCCCCGTCGGCCGGCTTAGTAACGGCCACGCCAGCGCGAAGAGCCAGGCCGTCCGTTGCGGCGGCGCGGAACTTTTCGCTTTCGTCGGCGGTTACCGATACTTCTGAAGGTTTTCGCTGTGCTGCCAGTTCCGTTAGGATGGCGGCTCTTGCATCATCCACGCTGGTTCCCTGGGAAATGTATTCGTCAGGGCTCAAATTAAAACTGCGGCACATGGACACAATTTCATTGACACGGTCCCTTTCATCGTTCATTGCCATTTCTCTTACATTCTGCTCATTCTGCTTATCTTTTTCTCTCACGTCGTTTTCTCCTTCTTCGAGTTGCCGGTTTACACCGACCGTCGGGTCTGCCGGCAGCGATACAATAGAAATTTCGTAGGGAGTCCAGCGCTTGGCGATGTCACAGGGGCCTGTAAATCGTCCATCTGAGCTCGTAGCGCCTTCGCTGACCGATTCCCATACACTTACATCATAGCCCACGGAAACTCCTTTTAGCGTCCCGCTGAGCACTTTTTGATAAATCATATCCGACAATTCATCCTCGTCGAACTGCACGGTAGCCACGCCGCGGCGCTTGGCCGTGTCGATGGATACGTCGATGATTTTGCCAATTGGGGCGTCTGGCCGGTGCTGCCACAACAATACCCCGATGTCCTGCAACCGGCTCAAGTCGGCTGCGCCTTCTTCATGGCTGAGGATTTCCGGGCCGAACCATCTTTGATACGGTTCTTCGCTGGAAAAGGATAACTGTACTTGACGGTTATCTTCTTCGCCCTCAGCCCTCAATAAAATCATGTTGCCGTTAAGATTCCGGCTCAGATTCTTCTTGTTCTTCTGGTTCATTTTTTCCATCCTCTCCTTGGTTATTGTCTTTGTGATTGCTTTCGGCGGCCTGGACCGATTCTGGCGTATGCACAGACAGCGTCAGCCCCAGAGATTCGGCAGTTTGCTTTTCCAGTGCCATCTGTTCCAACTGTTCCCGCCAATCATATCCGCGTTCTGCACACCACTGCGACAGCGTCTTGCCTCCATTCTGTATGGCTTTAATGTCGGCATCGACTTCCTTTTCAGGGTCAATCCACGACCACCCAGGAGCGACCCATTCGGCCTTGGTGTACAGTGTGCGATGCTGCCAATAGTCCGGTATCTGTAACGCGCCCGACAGGACAGCCGCATCCATGAACTCTTCGTAGACGACCTGGCAAAAATGCGAGGCCATGAATAGCTGCATAGGTTCGAAGGTCTTTCGGTCTTCCAGAGCTCCTTGTCTGGCCGAGCTGAAGGACGCTTTTTGGAAGTCCCGCGACATCATTTCATAGGACAGCCCAAGTCCTGACCCTGCCAGCCTTTCTTGGACGGCGACAAAGTCTTTAGCGGACGTAATAGAGCGCGACGGGTTCGCCGTCTCTATCTTCTCGCCAGGGCTTAGATATTGGATCATCCCGGGGCTGACGCGTTTCAATTTCTTCCCGTCTTTGTCCATCTTGCTCCCGCGCCCGACATTAGCCCCCCCGAACTCGCTGGTAATAAATACCGAAAAACAAGCCGCGATTTTAGCAGCCACCGTTTCGGCGTCCAGGTAGTCGGCCGTATCTTTGATACGCTTGATGATAGGCGTCAAGTCAGACATCCCTCGTATCTGGTCCGGCTGGTTCTTGGTCCATAGGTGAATGATCTGCGCGGCCGGCACGCGGTCGGGCTCGTACTCAATATACCCATCCGGGCTTTTGCGCCGGATCCAGTACGCTACCGGTTTTAGATAGTCGTTCAGCTCGATGCCGCTGCGGATGACTCGGTTCGTTTTGGGAGCATACAGTAAGTAAGGGTCTAGCATATCGGATTTGATGATTTGGAGTTTGAAGGGAACCACTGCGTCTTTGTCGGTTATTTTTTTGACCAGGATTTCGCCATCTACGATTTTCCGCCTCAGCAGCATGCGCTGCATTTCATAAAACGTCTGGTTCCCGGTAATGTCGCAGTTTTCCGGCCGGCACCACTGGTCCCACAGGCGCTCAATGTCCTTATTCAGTGCTTCCAGCGGCGTCCTGGCCTGGGGTTTGATTCCGACGCCGACGACATTACGTACAATCCCGCCGACAGCTGCATTGGCGATATCGCTGTTGTTTTCCAGATATCGAGCACGGGCTTTGATAATATCCCGCTGTGTCTTATCGGTATTTTCTGTGTCGGCGTTGATAGGCGTCCAGTCATCGTTGAAGCGGTTGATTTCACCGGCCTCATAGCGGCTCAGCAGCTCCCTGTAAGCCGCCCGTTCGCAGGCCCACTTAGGTGAAAAAATCTGAATAACATTGTCAAGCAGGTTCATCGTCTTTCGGTATTCGCATACAAAATGTTGTCGCCATCCTGGGCCGCAATGGCGGCTTTCAGCTGCTTTTCGCGGCTGTACAGCGTGGCCAGGTCCGCCTTGGTAATACTGCGGTTGTTGATTTCATACTTCTGCGCCCCTGTTTCAATCGCGGCAATCGCTGTCTGTACGCGCTCCAGCTGGATTTCCAGTGTATCCAATACCTTTCACCTCCTTTCTAAAACCAGTTTTTCCCGGCATCTCCGAGCCAGTCATTTTCTTCCGGCTCGCTCATTTCTTCTGTGTCGGGTTCCATTAAATAGCGGACGCCAAGTATTTCTGCAGCCAGGGCACTGTTGGTCTCTGTATCCAGCAAGTGGTTTTGCGCATGACTGGATATGGGTTCCCATCTCAGCGTTATCCGCCCCTTTTTGTCTTTATGTTCGACCTTCTGCTCGGCGCAAATCTGGTCTGCATAATAAGGCTCAACATCCTTGCAGACATTCCAGCTGCCGGCGGCTCCGGCAGCTACGCCCAGGCGCCCGGCGATGAAGTCTTTCATCTGATTGGTGTCGAAGTTATAAAGCCGCAGCCCAAAGCCAACGGCCTTATCCAGTACGGTAACGCTGTATCTGGCCCGCAGCGGCGTAGACGCCCCTTTAGTCGGAATGGCTACGTCCATGTGCTGAGCGCAGAACGAATAAACCTCGTCTGTGTTGTAGCCGGAGTCGATGCAGGCCAGATTGATATTGCGTACCTCGCCATTTATATCGGCATAGTCCCGGTTGATGACGGTTTCCACGTCGCCCCAGGTCTCGACGCGGCCATAATCGACGAGCCAGCTCGTCAGATGTGGCCCCCAGGCACGGACAGAATACCAGAAGTGGTCCAGCTGCACGTCAATACCGCACGTCAATAGCTGGGCCTCTGCCGGCATTGTTCCCCGCAGGTAATTTAGCTTCTTCTCCATGACGATGTCAGATTGCATCCGGTTGGCCTTGTTTTCCCAAGGTTCGGCCAGCCACGAGTTGATGAAGTTCATCAACCGTTCCGGCTCATCTTTTGCACTCAGGAACTTATAAGCCATGTCGCCAAAGGTCAGCCACGGACTGTAGAAAGAGCTCAAGTGATATGCCACGGAGTGCACTCGTTTCGGCGGATTGTTGATGGTTTTCCACCTGCCATGTCGCAGCATGTCCATTTTCTGCCGGTCATCAATGATGTTGCCGCATGAAATGCAGTGGTACTCTGCCGCATCTCTGGCGTCATACGCATTAGATTCTTCCGGCCACTTCAGCTGTTTCATGGTGAGCACTTGATAGGTTCCACAATGTGGGCAAGGTACATAATACTCATAGCGGGCGTCGGCCTGCTCCCATCCCTTCCAGATGTTCCCTGTTTTAAGCGTCGGTGACGATACTTTGACGATCTTTTTATTGTAGAACGTCTTAGTTCGCTCTTCTGCCAGCTCCAACGGGCCGGCTTCCTGGCCAGACCACTTCGGGAACTTGTCGATTTCATCGAAGAATACATACTGTACAGGGCGGGATGCCAGTCCGCTCGGGCTGTTTGCCCCGACTAGGGCGATATACATGCCCTGGAACTGTAGCTCCAATTTCTGGCTGTGTTCGGCATCAAATTTCTCGGCTAAGGGCTTAGACAGTGCAATCATAGGCTTGATACGGTTCTGACTTGTGAACTCGGCCAGCTTATCCGTCGGATATACGATCAGCATAGGTCCTGGCGCCTGGTCGATGGCATAGCCCATCATATTCTGTTCGGCTGCGGTCTTCCCCAGCTGGGTCCCGGCGACAAACGTAATGTCGTGGATGCCCGGTTTAGTGAATGAATCCATGATAGCCTGCAAGTATGGCGTCCGCGACGTATGCCATCGGCCAGGCGCCGCGCTGTCTTTGGCCGATAAGATCCGATACCGGTCCGCCCATTGAGACACGCTCATTTTTTCCGGTGGTTTCAATACCTTCAGTGCATCAAGGATGTACCGCTTATAGGGTGGCTTTTTTCTTCCGCTTGCGATGATATGTACCTCCCTTGCTTAATTCTTCCAGGGCTTCATGTACCCGCTTGTCAACTTCCGTTTTTGCCACTTCCGCCGCATCCGCATCCAGTGAATTCAGCTCTATAGCTACGTTATGGCCGATAGCCAGTAAACTTTTCTTCAAATTAGTCATCAACAGTGTCAGGTCTTCCCGGACTTCGTAAACTGGTAAGAACTCATCCTTAGTTACGCCTAATTTGATTTGCTCCTGTTTGGCCTTGGCCTCCTTCAAATCCGCTTCGGCCCTCAGTTTTCGCAGTTGCGGCGATTCTTTGTTTTCGCTTTTATACCGCCAATTGAGCAGCGCTTTCAGATTCCACTTTCCGCGGGCGGCCTTGGGAGCGCCTTTTTTGTTCCAACTTGACAATGTTTCCCTCGAAATTCCAAAGAAATCGCAGGTGTCTGCCGTAGAAAAAATGAACTTTTCATCAGAAAATTCTTCTTTATATGCGTTTTTTGCATTAACTGCCATTCCTCCTTCCCTCCTAAAGGGTTGAATCGTCAGTTTGTCAACCTATTTTTTTGATTTTGACGGACAGAACCGCCGGGACTCGCAGACCCGTGTTGGCCTGCCCCGCTCACAGTACCTTGGGCACCGGGGGGGCTTGCCAGCCGTCTGGGCCCTCTATTTTCTGCCGGCGCGGCCAGTGAAGACGGGCCACCCCAGCAGGGAATGTGATTTTTCAGAAACAAGCTGGATGCCCTGGCCTGTGCCCGGCCCACCCACCGAGCCGCTGGCCCGTGTGTGCCTGCGTCGGTCGGCCGCGTCGGCCAGCCCTTCCGCACCGCGGTGCAGGCGCCGCCCTGCTGCTGTGCCACGCCTGTATATGAAAAGCACCGCCTCGCGATTGAGACGGTGCTTTCCATATTCGGTTGCGTTGCTTTACATGAGAGTGGCCGCTTTTCCCTTTGGTCCACATATACACTATATCATACTACCCATAGGAAATTATAGGAAATCTTTCAAAAGATTTTTCGAAGGCACGCAGGGCTTTGCCGTGAATCTGCGTGACCCTCCGGTACGAGTACCCCATACGTATTGCAATTTCTTCCCACTGCATGTGTCCCAGGTAGCGGTACTTCAAGACGGTTTGAAAAATCTCAGTATCTTCTCCGCAAGAAATTCCCATAATAACTTCTCGGCACTGTATCCGAAGATTAATCCAACCATCCCATTCTGTCATTACTTTATCCCTGGCATCCATATAGCGGATAATTTTATCCGACGTGTCTCCGCCGCATCCGCCGCCGGAAACTCTCGGTACGCTATAATCGGTAGCTGATAGATGCAAAATATCTTCTTTGATGTCCTGCTCTTCCTGCTCTAATTCTTTCAGCCTGATAGGGGCCATCCAAACTTTGTGTAGATATTCTTTGCTTGTCACGCTACCCCTCCCTTTAATTTCTGTGCCGGCGTTTCCGCTTCAATGTCCAGCGTCATCTGCGCCCGCTTTCCCTTGATGAATAATTCCGCTTCCTTCATAGCGCTTCGCACGGCGTTGTCCAGCTCCATCCAAGCTCTAGCATAAATCTTTTCCGTCTTGAATGTAGCGACTAATCCGTCATCGCCGTGCATCGCTCCGGCTAATACGTAATTATCGACGCTGTTGTCACGGTTGTATTTAATCACGATGTCTTCAATCTCCCCGTCGCATACCGCGGCAAAGCAGGTATCCGCATTGGCCATAACTTGAAAAATATTTTCCATGGCTTTATACAGCTCTGGCCGGGCCAGTTCTTTGCTTTTCAGTATATATTCCCGCGGCGCTTCTTTTTCGTTTTCGAGGTATCCGATTCGGACAACATTACTGCGCACGCAATTCTTGTGGATGATCATAACTTCACCTTGCTTTCGATGAACGTAATGTGCACCTTGAATCCGCAGATAGTCGCAATTTCTTCCAGCGCCCGCTTCAACAGCATCCGGCGTATACGATACCTACGGTTCTTCCGCTTCTCCTGCCGCTTCTTTTCAACCCGGCTGATTGCTTTTTCCGCTGTCGGGTCTTGGTAATGTTCACTGTTCATTCGCCTCGCCTACTTTCCGAAAATCTTTTCCGACACTTCGTTCATGTCAATATCTTCCTCTACGTGCTTCTTCGGTCGTCCTGGATGTTTCTTGGGCTTGGCTGGCGTTTCCAGATTGTCCAGTATGCCGCCGCCCGTCAAAATGTCCAGAACTTTTTTTCCGGATTCGTCGTCCCCGGTAATGCTGATATGCACTTCCATCGTCTCACCTCCTATTCTTTACGTGCGCCTGCCTCCCCATAAAGAGTTCGTAAGTAGGCCACGCACTTCATTCGTATTTCTGCCGCCCTGGCCCCGTGGTGGCGCTCGTAGTGGCATCGCTCACAAAGCGTGACGGTTTTATTGATTTCATCCGACTTATAAATCCCGCACGGCTCATGGTGCATCTTTTCCCCGTCGTCGATGTAGCTCCCACAGACGATGCACTTATACCCGTCTCTTTCGTGTACGCTGTCGTTGAGCCGTTTTAGTTTGACTCCCCGGAGGCGTACTCTTTTTGTCTTTGCAATATACGTCGCTATCCCTCCTCGTCATTTTTACCGTGATATGCCAGCCCGTCAATTCATTGAACGTACTGCTGGCTTCGATGAATTCATAGCCAGGATATAAATTTTCCCATACGTCCCGGCAGTCTGTCTGACCTGCCAATTCTTCCAGCTTACGATGCGTAAACGCCCAGTCTGTTTTCGTGACCTTCGGGTTTTCCAGATTCCGTGAACAAATATACGTGTTCTCGAATTTCTCTTTATCGCGGGCTTCCTTCATGATGTACTGACAGAGCCGCTGCATCAATTCTGCATCGTCTATCCGCAACCGGCTGGCGTTGCTCAGGCCATTGCCCCAAACGTCTTCCAGCTCATTGCGGTCCAGTCCCCCGCTGATAATCAGGTGGAAATGAATATTCGTTCCCTTGCGTTCGATGGCTCCCATATACTTTGCCGTGGGAAGCCCCGCTTTTTTACGCCGACGGTTCACGCGCTTGATGAAATTATGGAAGTCTTTCTTGGCATTCTTTACGTTGTCCCGTTTGTGCAGCGTGTCATAGGTCAATGTCAAATAAACATCGTCTCCCGTGAAATTCGTTTTTACTTTCTGGCAGAATGTTCGCAATGCCTTCTTTTTATTTCGGCGTACTTGATCCGGCGAAGACAGGTTGACTTTCTTTTCTCTCATCTTCTTTCCACGTTTCCCCATATCGGGAACTTCAAACAAATCCGTTTCAAAATATCTTTTTCCGCAGAAATATTTCACATTACGAACAAACCCCATGGTCTCACTTCCTTTCCAGGTGGCACTAAATATAACGCCTACTACAAGCCCCAATGGGCCTGTGGCCCATCACTTCCTTTATATACATATATATGGAAAAATGGAGACGCTCGAAATGAACGTTTCCATTGTCCCTTTTTAATTTAAGATGTGGGCCAGAATATAAATAAATCCGCCCCAAAATAAAAGACTGATGATAATCATACCCCGCCATACTATAGCCCTGAGTTCATGATCTGTTACGTGCATTGTGCTTTCCATTCCTTCCGTTCTTTGCTGTTCATCCACGTCGGATAGTCCATGTGGTGAAGTTTCGCCTGTTCAATATCGAGTCCCAACGGCGATAACGGCTTCTTGAGTTTGCGCCGTGGTACGGGCTGTTCCTTCCCATTCCCATAGCACATCTTTTCTTTCCATTGCTTATTTGCCTGTCGTGACAGCCGCTGCTTTTCTGTATGCAAGATATTCCTTGCAATATTCCCACATTCATGGCTGCACACATATGGCGATGTGTAATGCTCCAGCGGCCGTCCACATACGATACACTTCTTTAGTTTCTTTCTCGTCTTCATGCGCCGCCACTTGGTATATTCATCTAAGATGCGATGCCGGCATGATTCGCAGTACTTTCCATTTCCCTTGGCCTGGAATTCCCGGCCACAGCAAGGACAAATCATAGTTCCACCCCTTATCCATAAATCTTTACTTCTCCGTACTTTTTTTCGCAGGCAATCAGTCCCGGATATACCTGGCCACATTCAACAGCCATACATTTCATAAATTCTTCAATCCCCGGCTCTCCTTCGCGGATACAGCCGGCATAGAATTTAATTTTCTGTTGAATGGCTTTTAGGCGCTGCGCTCCGAAGCCAAATAATTCGTGAATGGCTAGGAATAGATAAATGTAAGACGCTTCGATGCTGGCCATTGCGGCTCTTCGCTGCTCTTTACCATTCATGCCCAGGCCGGAAACAATCCAGCTGATGAAGTCCCGCTCCATGCGTTCATCGACGCCGAGTCGTTCCATTTTGGTCCTCATGGCGATAAATTCGTTGCCTGTAAAATCAGGATCTCTTTCTAGTGACTGATGATTGTATTCATTGCACTTCCTTTTTATTCGCTCCATGCGTGTTTTGCTAAATCCGTGCATGTCATGAAGGGCCATAAAAACCAACGTGGCCGTTGTCGTTTCGCCGGCATTACAGCCGATTTCTAAGTTTCTTTTCTTACTTTTCTGCATGTCCTCTTACCACCTTCATCTTATCAACCAGCTCCTGCAGGTAGTCCAACTGCTTATACATATTGCTGGTGGCCCACTGCATGTTGTGTATCATTTGTGTCTGGGTGTACGAGCCATTCTTTTCCAGTTCTACATAATTATCTATAAGCCGATGTTTATCCATGATATCTCTCATGACCTTCTTATATTCTTTTTGCAGTTCCATGTATTCTTCTGATGTGATGGGTTTATCTTTTGTTGGCGTTTCTTCCTGGGCCGCTTCTTCTGGTACTTCTTCGATGTCTTCCGCTTCATCATCGTCAGAAATATCTTCCGTATCTTCTTCGTCCGCTTCCGGTCTTTCTTCCTGCACAGTTATTTCTTCCTGTACGGCCGCTTCCTGGGCCGGCGCTTCTTCTGTCACCGGATGGATGAATTCTTCGATAGATTTTAAGGTAATTTCATCGTCATCCATATGCTGTTCATAGAAATCTTTCTGCCGGTCCGGCGTTAATTTAGATAATTCATAGGCCGCCGAAATGCCAAGTTTTCCCGATTTCATCCAATCTGCGTAATATTTCCTCAGGTTGTTGGAAATGGCTGAATATCTTGCAATATTGGTCGTGCTCTCATGCAGTGTTTTGGCAATCGCGTCGCGCTTGCGGCCGTTGATTTGATTCGTCATGACGCCGTATTTGAACAGGCTGTTGAGCTGTTTATACTGCTCGACCCGTTCCCAGGCAGTCAAGTCCCGGGACGTACTGTTCGTATCGATAAGCAGCAGTTGATTTCCGTAATGGTCCGTAGAGATTTCGCAAGGTACGGTATCGGGAATCCCCACAGTCTGCTCTTTCAGCAGCTCTTTGACGGCCTTACACCGGCGATGCCCGGATACAATCAGGTACCGTCCGTCTTTCATCGGTTCGACAATCAAATTCTGACGGACGCCGCCGGCGGCAATGATCGAGTTCTTCAATTCTTCTACATCGCCGACGATATAGAAGTTATCCGGGTTCTCTACGAGCAGATTGACCGGAATCTGTTTAATAGTTCGGTCCTTGTCCTTGTTGACGAGGCCCATGTTTTCCATTAAGCTCATTCTTTCACCTTCTTTATGATTTCATTGGCTAATTTTCTATATTGCCATGCTGGTTTGAGTGTCATACCGAGTTCGGCCAGCGGCTTGCACATCAATGTACTGTCGATGATCCAGCGGCTCCGGCTGATTTTCGTATCGAAGACAGGGAAGCTGGCTCTTAGCAGTCCTTCCGCTTCATCGCTCAGCGTCGTCCGTTCGTCATGCGTGATGAGCACGCCCAACAGTTGGAGAGCCGGATTGATTTGCATGACGTCCTGAAGCTGTGTGTCGAGTTCCACCAGTCCCTGGCTGGAAAAGGCGTCCAGCCGCACTGGTATGACGATAAAGTCCGCGATGCTCAGCGCGTTAATGGTCAGCATGTTCAGTGCCGGCGGGCAGTCGATAAGGACAATGTCATATCCGCTGCCAATGTCGGCCAGAGCATCGACGGTCTTGCTTTCGTAATAACTGCGTTCCAATTCATACAAATCCATATTTCCCGGCATGAGCGACAGAAACGGCCAGTCCGTGCCGATGATTTCTTTTTCCCGCATCCCACACGGAGCTGACTGGTCGTACCGTTTGTAGAACTGTGTCAGATTTCCTTGCGGGTCACAGTCAATCATGAGTACTTGCGGTGCCTGGCCGCGATGACTGCCGGGCACGTGATGCGTCCGTTGTGTAGCGTAAAGGTGGGCCAGGTTCGCCGTCGTTACCGTCTTACCGACGCCCCCTTTTAGGTTGTAAATAGCGATTTTCATGTGTTTTCTTCCTCTCTGAATAGCGGCAACTCCATAACATCTTCCCCATGAACCACGGACAATCTTCGCAGTGGTCCTGGCAGATGTCCCTTTTATATTTACGGCAATAGATCCAACTGTGTGTCGGCTGGCCGCATAGCGGACACGGGTCCATTAGTATACCGTCCCTTTGACGATATTGTAATGAGCGCAATGACCGTCTTGCCATCGGATGCAGGGAAAGCCATCTTTGTAATATATTTCCTCGGCGTACCCGTGCCAGTGTCCGGCATGGATTTCTTTAGTCGCCAGCTTGATGGCCTCCCGGGCGATGTCTTGATGGACGTTACGGTTCTGCATCCGCCGGAACCACTTGCTTTCATCCTGTTTTTTCATGGCTATTCCCTCATTTCACAGGCGTATTTCTTTTTGATTTCGTTGAGGATATCGACGTATAACATCATCCAACGTTTTTCATCCAGTTCATCACCGAATCCGTGTTGATTTTCGATATCCTGCTGCATAATCATCAACGTGTCCAGGCTCAGTGCCGGCAACACCTTCTTAATATAGTCAGCGACTTCATAGACGATGTGCGTCCGCCGTCCCAGGGCATAGCGCATAGCACAGCAGAGTATTTTTTCATAGGCTTCATCGACTGGCATAATATTCACGTTATTTTCCCCTCCTTGGCGTCGACGCAATCGGCGCCCAATACTGGACCTCTTGCATTGTGACAAGGCGGATTTCCCCGTCTACAATCCAATGATCCATGCAGAACGTGCCTATTGCAACAAATTCCCAGTCTGTGCCTACATTCATTGCGACAAGTACCCTGCGATGCGGGGCCGGTAATTCGTAGCGTGTGTCTACCCATTTCATGATTTTCGCCTGCCTTTCAGAAATTAATGACTAACCGCTGCCCAGGGCGGATGTCGTCATTGCTATTGATGTCGTTATTCACGCTGATTTCATAGATGACTTCGCGGATATCCATACCGCGTTCATCCGCGATAGGCCTGGCAATTCCCCACAGTGTTTCTCCCTGGTCCACGATGTGGACTCGGGCATCTTCCTGGGCTTTCACTGTTTCTCCCAGTGAATGGCCTACATACAGGCCGACACTGCAAGCCACCGCCAGGGCAAGTAAAACCCGTCCAATATGCCTTTCTCTTTTCATTGTTTTCCCTCCTGTTCACGCTAATTCGATTCCAGGAAATACGTCGTCATAGACGTTCTTCCTGGTCATACCGATACGATTAATAGCCCGTTCGCGAAGCCAGGCAATGATGCTTGTCCGTTCAAATACATAGGTATGCCCTTCTTTGATGCATGGCGCCCCTTCGTAAATCCATTTATCTACGATTTCCTGACTCCGTCCCGTGACCAAGGCCAGTTCCTTTCGGTTCCATGTAAGCTGGTCACACAGCTTCATTTTTTCCAACGGGTTCCGTTCCATTTTCTTTTCTCCTTTCTCTTGTTGTCCTATAGCCTGTCGTGCTATAATATAGCCATCAGATTTTTTCTTTTAGAGCCGTCCGGTTGCCGCCGGGCGGTTCTTTTTTTGTGTCCGTTTCGGACACGTTAGCCAAAGTGTCAGCCCTCGTCCTGCCAATTCAAAGATTTTGTCGATGAGCGGCTGTATGGCTAAGGCTTCGTATGCGTCGATTTTGTCGTCACAGCAGATTTTCTCCAGCTTCATCGAGTCGCTGCTGGCTTCTGCCAGGGCGATATGATACTGCATGGCCCCGGCCGCTACGCCTGGCAGTTTTCCGATTTTCGGCAGGATCAGCCTGCCGACTGCCGATTCTTTCGACAAATATGCATAGCCGAGGCACGGATTTTCAAAGACCTGCATCATGCCGGCAACCATGTCGTCACCTGGCAGGATTTCCCCGCTTTCATACTTTGCGTACGTCCTTACGGACACGTTCAGCGCTTCCGCTGCCTGCTCCTGCGTGAAGCCTGCACCTTTGCGGGCTCTTTTTATTTCAATCCCGAAACCTTTACTCATGGTCATCCATCTCCTTTCCGCTATAATGAAATTAACCGCTAAAGAAAATGTTCCTTCCTACATTCCCTTTGTCAGTTTGAATTTTTCCATAGCATCCATTTTGATTTGAAAAATGTTCGTGCCTGGCAATAACAGTTGGCAGATATGGGCCGCTTCCTTCGCCGCCATCTTCTTTTCCATCGCCAGCATCCGAGCTTGTTTGCTCTTATCGCTCTTCATATCTTCTTCCGCTTCCAGGCATTCCAATTCACTCTCTAATACCCGCTTTTCCAGAATTTCTTTTTCTTTCTTATTCATTGGTTTCCTCCCATATAATTCGTTAATCCCGTCCAGCCTTTCTTGCCCGCATATTCATCAAGATCTTGTTTGGCTTCGGCCAATGTCATGCGCAACATCATCTGTTTCATCCGATGCCAACCGCCACCGGGTGTACGCTGATAGCAAAGTGCGTATGGTTGACCGCCGATAAGCGGCATAGCTCGATAATGCCAGCCACGGCTGTCTACGTATTCGTTGTAATGTTTCATTTTCTCATCTCCTTTAACCTCAGTTTCTCCCTGTCAAAAGCAGAAATTCCAGAAACGTCATGTGCTCCTTGAGCATCCCGTTATGGCCATAATTTTTAGCTTTATCTTTTCTCTTATGTTATTTTAAATCACGTCTAAGGGCGCAATAAATAATCTGTCGTTACTTTAAATAATTGCGACATTTTAATTAAAGTATCAATGCGCGGCTTGTTCTCACCACGTTCCCATTGTGATACAGTCACTCTTTTTACGCCTAAAGCGTCGGCCAATTCAGCTTGTGTTAATTTAGCCTTTTCTCGCAATTCTTTTATTTTGTTCATATCATCACTCCCTCTATGTTATTTTATATCACCTGTTGTCTTTATTATATGTTATCTTAGATAACATGTCAAGTGGTAGTCCTGTTTTTATGTTATTTAATATCACATCTATTTATGTAATTTAAAATAACCTATAATATGGGTAGAGGTGATAAATATGAACACCGGTAACCGTTTAAAGCAACTTCGAGAAGCAAAAGGACTTTCACAGTCAGAGGTTGCAAAAATAATTGGCGTCGGTAGAACCACATATCTAAAATGGGAAAGCGGAGAAAATCAACCAACTAGAAAATTAGACCAGCTGTCTCGGTTCTTCAATGTTTCCATAGACTACTTGCTTGGTAAGTCTGATGTAAAAGCTATAAAAAGCAAAGAGCAGCATGGTAAAGGCGTTAAAATTCCTGTTCTGGGTCGCGTCGTCGCTGGTGTTCCTATTGATGCCGTCCAGGAAATTCTTGATTATGAGGAAATCACGCCGGAAATGGCAGCTACTGGCGATTATTTTGCCCTTCAGGTCAAAGGCGCGTCAATGGAACCGACGCTCCGTGATGGGGATATCGTCATCGTCAAGAAGCAATCCACGGTCGATAGTGGCGACATTGCCATTGTCCTCGTGAACGGTAACGATGCCACCGTCAAAGAAATAAAAGAAAGCCCATCCGGCATCACCCTTATCGGCCATAATGCCGCCATCTATACCCCTCAATTTTATTCAAACAAAGAAATCCAAAACCTTCCTATACAAATCATTGGCAAGGTCGTGGAAATGAGACGAAAATTTTAGAAAGGACTGATTGTATGAAAAAATCAATGTTAGTAACCGCTTCCCTTTGTGCCATGTTGGCCGCCGTTTCTGTTGGTGGATGTGGAAGTAATAACACTTCCGGATCTGGCAATAATCAGCCTAAGCAAGAACAGAAGGCATCTGAAGCTCAAGAATACTACAATAAATTCGTGAGCATCCAAATGGGTATCTCTTATGATGAAGCTAAAACCATTATGGGCAGTGATGGGCAACAAACTCAATCTTCAGATACGGGAAATCTGAAATCCGCATCATATAAATGGGACGGCCCAAAGGGTATCAACGTATCTTTGCATTTCCAAAATGGTGTTTTAAAGTCTAAGCAAATAATGGGTACAACATCCAAAGCGCCTAAAGGCAAGGAAGTTACGATGGATAAGTTTAACCAAATCCAAACCGGCATGTCCTATGATGATGTGAAAGGAATTTTGGGATTTGATGGCTGTCTTTCTTCAGAAACTAAACTATTCAACAGCGATCAAAAGATATTCCATTGGCATAACCCAAAGGGTGGCTTCTTGCAGGTATCTTTTAAAGATGGTGCTGTAGATAGTAAAATGCAGAGCAACCTCAAGTAACTTCCTACAATTATTTGAAAATCAGCAATATGGCGGAACGGATGAAGGAGTGAGTAAATTGAAAAATGCTCGTTTAATCATTGGTATTGTTTCATTCATTTTGTTTTTCATCATTCTTTTCCAGTCCTGTGCCGCAGGATTCGTTAATTCCGTCAATGCCAGCTCTGATGCTGGTGGCAGCGTCGGCTTAGTCGTAGCCTTTATGGTCGTCATCGCCGGCATCATCGCTATCGTCTGCCGTAAAAACGCAACGGGCTCCATCGTCGCAGGCGTTGTTTATGGCCTATCTGGTCTGTTAGGGGTCGCCAATTCGGATGTCTATAAAGACTTGTCTATTTGGGGCGGCCTGTTCATTATTTTCGCTATTTTCTACATTTTCTCTGGAATCAAACAAAAGAAAAGCGATAAAGCAAATCTGTAATCATCAAATAACTAAATAATCCGTTTCCACCATTGCTGATATATATATTGTTACAAGAGGTGATTTTCATTATGGACCTTAAAGACATTCAAAATAAACAATCTCTTGATATAAAGGTGCAAAGCCTGTTGAGCGATTTTCAACAATTATTCACGGATTTGTCGTCGGGTGAAGACACCTATAAAAAGGCAGCTTTATTATATTATTGGCTACGTGATTACAAAAACTACATCAAAAACGAAACCACCTTTAATCCAAAATACTATCCTGACTTTAAACGAGGAAATATTGTAAACTTAAACCTAGGCTTCAATCTCGGATCAGAGCTTGGGGGCCTGCATTATGGTATTGTTTTGCAAAACAGCAATCGGCGTAACCCTAATCTAGTAATAGTTCCGCTATCCTCTTTAAAAACTTCCAAAGACCCGTCAAAATTGCATCCATCAGAAATATATCTTGGTGAAGAATTATACTTCAAAATCCAAGCGAAATTTGAATCATTAAAGATTTCCATTCCGACGGAAATAAATCTACTCAAAGAGGCTGTTGGCCGCATCAACAGTGAAGAAAATAAAAAGGAATTTTTCTTCAAACTTGATGAGCTAGACCAAAAAGAACAATTGCTGTTAAAGACAAAGAAGAAGTTATCGGTTTTGAAGCATGGTAGCATTGCCGTCGTTAATCAAATACGGACTGTAAGCAAAATGCGTGTTTTAGATCCCACGGATAAATATGACATCTTGTTTGGGCTGAAACTATCAAACGATGGTCTAAATCGCATTGATAAGAAAATTATCGAACTATTTACAAACCAACCTTGACAACCAATTCAAGCTAATGTATCATAAGGATATAAAACACAGCGGTTACCCGCACCTAAAATTAGGACATTGTGGTGAAACTCCACACCTAAAGCAAAAAGGCCTTGTATCCTTAGAGATGCAAGGCCTTTTATGTTGTATAAAAAGGTACAGATGTCCACAAGATACTAAATAGCAATGATTTATCTTGCAAAATATATGTGTTTTTCAACAGATATTCAAAAGATATATACAGAACTCGGTAACTACATAGGGACAAATTATCCCCAGGTAACAATGAAAGAAAAACCAACTGAAGAAAAAATAAAAGAAAGGATGAATCCTATGATTAAGAAACTTACCCTGGTCCTGGCTATGATCTGCGTATTGTCCTCGGCCGGCACAGCCTTTGCCGCCGACTACCTGGGCAATCCCCGTTCCATGAAATTCCACTATACCGACTGCCGTACCATCAAGCATCCTGAAAATTTTGTCCCCATCGACTCCCGTGATGAAGCCCTTGCTGAAGGATATGTACCTTGCGGTGTATGTAAGCCGTGAAAAGCCATTGAATTATCTTCTGTACTTGAAAGGATGAATCTGCATGAAGAATATTGAAGCCTGTACTGATGCTATACACTTTTTGAGTGTATTTGTAAATATAAAAACAACCTTTTGAGTGTATTTTTATTTCTTTAAAGAGGCGATTTTTATGAAAAAAAGACCTGATGGCCGCTACAAAGTCTCTCTGACCATCGACGGCAAGCGTCATTATTTTTACGGCCGAACCATCAAGGAAGCGGAACAGCGTCGCGACAAATTCAAAAATGCACTCCACGCCGCGCCCAACGTCGATTATACTATCACCTTAGGTCAATGGCTGTCTATCTGGCTACGAGGCGCCAGGTCGACGCTGGCAGAAGATACATATGAATCATACGTATATCAGCTGCGTCAATACGTGTTGCCAACTATGGCAAAAATCAAGCTGGTCGATTTACAACCACATATGTTCCGTAAATTGATTGCTGATTTGCTGGCTCTCGGCTATAGCAACCGCTCTGTACAGTATGCATTGGCTGTTGTCCGAATCGGACTCAATCAGGCTGTCAATGATGGTGTGCTGCCGGTCTCTCCTATGCGTGGTGTCAAATTACCACAAAAGCAGAAGACGCAAGTATCCGCACTATCGAAAAATGAAGCTCATCGCCTGCTAGACGTCATTTCCAACCCCTGCCACTATAATCTATACTACGTGGCTTTGCATACGGGTCTGAGACGTTCTGAAATACTTGGTTTGCGTATCCGTGATGTCAATACGAAAGCATCAACCATTTCTGTCAATCAAACGGTCATTCTCGTTGGCGGAAATCCGGTTATATCGCCGACAACCAAAAATTCCGCTTCCCGGCGTACCATTTCCATTGATGCCAAGACGCTGGCTGTTTTGCGGCGACAAATTATGTGGACACTCAAAAACAGGATGACCGCATCAGACTATGAAGATAACGGGTTATTGTTCTGCCGACGCGATGGACGTCCGTACGATCCGAAATATATCAGTCATACGGCCAATAAATATGGAAAGCTGGCAGGCTTCCACCTGACCTTTCATATGTTGCGACACACTCATGCCACACTACTTCTCAAAGCGGGCGTTCATTTCAAAGTTGTCCAGGTCCGCCTGGGCCACTCTTCCTTCCAGCAGACTATGGACACATACAGTCACGTTTTGCCAGATATTGAAGAGAAAGTCGTTGATAAATTAATCGACCTCGTTTAA